CGGCAAAACTCTGCTGGGTGGCTGATCATGGCTGAGCAGGAATCCCGCAAGCAGTTTCTGGAAAAGCAACTATCTCAGCTCGTAACCGCGCGGACGTCGTATGACTCGCATTGGAAAGAACTGAGCGATTTCATCCTGCCAAACTGCGGTCGATTCCTTACAACCGATGCTGGCCGCAACAAGCGAAACACCAAGGTTGTTGACCCTACCGGCGGGCTTGCTTCGCGCACTCTTGAATCTGGCATGTTGTCCGGCATCACCAGCCCGACGCGCCCATGGTTTTCTCTGAGCACTCCCGACAAGCAGCTGATGGATAGCTGGCCAGTCAAGATGTGGCTTTCTCAGGTCGTCGAATTGATGAACGACGTGATGAACAAATCTAACTGGTATCAGTCCCTGACGGTGCTCTATCGCTACCTTGGCACGTTTGCCACTGGTGCGATTTCCATCCTGGAAGATGAAGAGGATGTGATCCGCACGCATGTGCTGCCGATTGGGAGCTACTACATCTCGAACAGCGATCGCCTGCAGGTCGACACCGTCTTCCGCAAATTCTCCATGACCTGCCGCCAGCTGGTGACAAAGTTTGGAAAGGAGAACGTGAGCGATGCTGTGGCGTCAGCCTGGGACAATGGTTCGTTTGAAACGTGGTTCGAAGTCGTCCATGCCGTATTGCCGAACACCAACCGTGACACCGGAAAGCTGAACGCGAAGAACAAGCGTTTCAGTTCGATTTATTACGAACCAGGCGGCTCCGGCGACAAACTGCTGAGCGAGTCTGGTTTCGATGAAATGCCTATCTTGGTGCCGCGCTGGGACATCAACGGCGAGGATGCATACGGCTCATCATGCCCTGGCATCCTTGCATTGGGCGGCGTTAAAGCGTTGCAGCTTCAGCAGAAGCGCAAAGACCAAGCGATCGACAAGCTGGTTAACCCGCCAATGATGGCGCCAAGTTCGATGAAGAATGAACGCCTGTCGCTGCTGCCTGGCGATGTTTCCTACTACAACGGCGCCGGCGACACGGCTGGATTCAAACCGGTTTACGAGATCAACCCTCGCATTCAGGAACTGCTCGGCAGCATTCAGGACGGGCGCCAGCTTGTTAATGAGTGCTACTTCGTTCCGCTGTTCAACATGTTCAGCAACGTCAACACCCGTAGCATGCCGATCGAAGCGGTCAACGAGATGCGCGACGAGAAGATGCTGCAGATCGGCCCGGTGCTCGACCGACTGAACGATGAACTGCTGGACCCGGCTATCGATCGGATTTTCAACATCATGATGCGCCGCGGCATGTTGCCATTGCCGCCGGATGAACTGCAGGGTCAACCGCTGCGCGTGGAATACACCAGCGTTATGGCGCAGGCGCAGAAGTCTGTTGGCATTGGCTCCATCGAGCGCTTTGTCGGCTTCATCGGGAACATGGCCGCGGCAGGGTTCCAACAGGCCGCTGACAAGCTTGATGTTGACCAGGCGATCGATGAATACGGCGACATGCTTGGCGTGCCTACAACGATCACCAAGTCCGACGAGCAGGTGCAGGCAGAGCGAGAACAGCGCGCGCAGCAACAGCAGGCGGCACAAAGCCTGCAGATGGGCGCCGGAGCCGCGGATATCGCGAAGACTCTCAGCCAATCAGGAACTGCAGACCCTAACTTACTGACCAGCATTCAGCAGGCTATGCAGCAAGGCCAAGGGGCGCAGCAATGATGACTCGCGAGCAGCTTCAGCAACGCCACGCCGACGACGTGAAGAAGGTGATGGCAACAGAGAGTGGCCGCCGTTTTGTGTGGGGGCTTCTTGAACAAGCCGGAGTGTTTCAAACCACGTTCCGTACAGACACAAACACCACGATGTTTCTTGAAGGTAATCGTAACGCAGGACTGGCTTTGTTCAATGACGTGTTCGGCATCTGCCCGGACTTGTATTTAAAGATGGCCGCCGAGGCCGAGAAAGACAGAGAGGCTAATCATGGCAACACAACGCCAGAAAGTGATCCGGAATGACGGCGGCGTGCAAGTCGTTAAGGTTCTGAGCGGCGGCGGTTCCTCCGTTGCTTGGGGTGACATTACCGGCAAACCAACCACATTCGCACCGCCGGCGGCATCCGCTTCTGTAGTAGGCGGCGTGAAGCAGGCTGCAACCCAGGCTAACTCAACCGCAACCGATGTGGCTGGGTTGGTAACTGACTTTAACGCTCTGCTGGCCAAGCTGAAGGCCGCGGGGATCATGGCTTAAGAGGCAACGCATGAGCTTGTTCGAACGTTTGATGTATCGCCGCCTGTGCTCAGAAGCTCCGCCTGAAGGTGGTGATGGTGGCGCAGCTCCTGCAGCAACCGGCGATAACCCGGCAGCAGTTACCAATGCAGCTAATCCGGCGGAAGGTGTCAACCCGGAAGGCGAAGGAAAACAGGAAGGCAGCAAGACGGCCGAAGAACTCGCGGCAGAAAAAGACGCGAAAGAGAAAGCCGATAAGGAAGCTGCGAAAAAAGCGGAAAATGAAAAGAAACCCGCGGCGCCGGAGAAATACGAGTTCACTCCGCCGGAAGGCCAGGAACTGGATGCCAATGCTCTGGCTGTGTTTGAGCCGATCGCCAAAGAACTGGGATTGAGCCAAGAGCAGGCGCAAAAGCTGGTCGACATCTACCCGCAGATCCAGCAGCAGCAGGCAGAAGCCTGGAGCAAGCAAGTTGCTGATTGGGGTGAGCAGGTCAAAGCCGACAAAGAAATCGGCGGCGACAAGTTCAACGCCAGTGTAGGCGCCGCGCAGCGCGCGCTGGATCAGTTCGGCAACACAGAGTTGCGCGAATACCTGAATGCGAGCGGCCTGGGTAATCACCCAGCACTGGTTCGCTTCTGTGCAAAAGTCGGCAAGGCGATGGCTGAAGATACCTTCGTCGTGCCAAATCAAGGCGGTCAGCGTAGCGCGGCCGACATTCTCTACGGCAAGAAGGAGTAACACCGAATGGCTATTAAAGGCACTAACGCGCTGACGCTGGCAGACCACGCAAAGCGCATGGATCCAGATGGGCGAATCCCTGTAATCGTTGAGTTGCTTTCACAGACTAACCCTTTCCTCTCGGATATGGTGTTTGTTGAAGGCAACCTGCCAACCGGTCACCGAACCACTGTTCGCACTGGCTTACCTTCAGCAACCTGGCGCCTGCTTAACTATGGCGTGCAACCAAGCAAATCTACCACCGCCCAAGTAACCGACAGCACTGGCATGTTGGAAGCTTATGCAGAGATCGATAAAGACCTGGCAGATTTGAACGGCAATACCAATGAGTTTCGACTGTCAGAAGATCGCGCGTTCATTGAGGCGATGAATCAACAGATGGCTGAAACGGTGATCTATGGTGATACGCGTATCAATCCGCAACGCTTCACTGGTCTGGCTGCTCGGTATAACGACAAGTCTGCAAAAAATGCACAGAACATCGTCGATGCTGGCGGCACCGGTTCTAACCTGACGTCTATCTGGTTGGTTGTCTGGGGTACTAACACAGTCCATGGCATTTTCCCTAAAGGAAAGGCAGCAGGGTTGAGCCACGTTGATAAAGGCCAGGTTACCCTTGAAGACGAAAACAAAGGGAAATACGAAGGCTATCGCACCCACTACAAGTGGGACAATGGCCTGACTGTTCGCGATTGGCGTTATGTGGTTCGCATTGCCAACATCGATACCACCAAGCTGGGCGCCGACGATGGCCCGAACCTGGCGAAGCTGATGGTGCAGGCTCTGCATCGCATCCCTAACCTGCAGATGGGTAAGGCTGTGTTCTATATGAACCGTGATGCGGCTGAATACCTGGACATTCAGGCAACTGAAAAAGCTTCTCTGGCGATCAGCGTAAAAGAAACCGAAGGCGTGTGGTGGACTTCGTTCCGCGGCGTGCCAGTGCGTACCTGTGATGCTCTGCTGAGCACTGAATCACAGGTTCAATAATCCCGGCTGAGCCGCCGGGTGCGGCTCTCCTTTCTCACTGATGGAGAGACAAAATGATCCTCGACTATCTGAATATGTTCTCGCAGGCGCAGGCTGTTACGGCAACCGCGCCTTCTACTGACGTAATCGACCTCGGCCCACTGTATGCCGGCAATGATGTACGCGACATCGGTCCTGGCTACCCGGTTGAGTTCATCGCCCAGGTGGCTTCCACTGCCGCGGCTGGCGGTGCAGCTACCGTAACGATCAGTCTGCAAACCTCCAAGACCAGCGATTTCGCCAGTGCAACCACGCTTTTGCAGACCGGTGCAATCGCAGTTGCTGATCTGAAGGTTGGTTATCGCTACGTGGCCACTGTTCCACACGGTGTGCAGCGCTATTTGCGCGTCAACTACACCGTGGCCACTGGCCCGTTGATCGCCGGTGCTTTCACTGCTGGCCTGCTGCTGGACGCTGATGCACAACGCAGCTATGCAAGCGCCTTCAATATCACTGTTTAACGGGGCGTGACATGTCACAACTGAAAATGTACCGCGTCACACGGAAGTCATTTATCAACGGGCATCTGCTGGAAGAGGGCGACACGATCGAATATGGCGGCAAGGCTGGCGACAACCTGCAGCTGATCGATGGCGAAGGCAATCCGCTGGAAGAGGGGGGCGGCGACGGCGACGACAGCGCGAAGCTGGCCGCGCTGCAGCAGCAGTATGAAGAAATCTTTGGCACCAAGCCGCACCACAAAGCGGGCATCGCCAAATTGTCAGAAGAAATTGAAGCCAAGCGCAAAGAGTTAGGCATCAACTAACAAAGGGGCTTCGGCCCCTTTCTTTCCTGGAGTCCTCGCATGAAAACCGTAAACCTCAAGATCGGCACAGACACCTACGAAAGCGAAGGCGGAAAGCCGGAGACTCGCGACGAATACCCGTGGGGGCTACGCTTCACGCTGAATAATGACACTTTGGAAAAGCTGGGCATTCAGCTTCCAAAGGTTGGCGAGTCATTGACCATTGGCGGCCTGGCGAAAGTTCTGTCTGTTTCCACCCGCACCGAAGGTGATAAAGCGGAAAGCAGTGTTGATCTGCAGTTCACCGATATTGGTGTTGAGCCGGAGGCAGCGCCTCAGCGCTCTGCTGCTGACACACTTTATGGCGACGCAGGGAGCGAGTGATGGCATCCGTTATCCAGATCTGCAACGTGGCGCTTGGTCGACTTGGCAACAGCCGAGTGATTGCCAGCCTGACGGAAAAGAGCAAAGAAGCGGCGGTGTGCTCGCTGTTTTATGAAGACTGCCGCGATGCTGTACTGGCTGATTTCCCATGGAGATTTGCCACAAAGCGTGTAGCCCTTGCCGATCTGGATATCGAACAACCTGATTGGCAATACAGTTACCGCTACCCGGTGGACTGCCTGCGCATTGTTGCGATCGTCTCTCCAGACGGTGAGCGCTTTACCACGCCAGAACGGCGCGTGCCGTATGAAGTTGGTTCTGATGAGAATGGCACTGGCCGTTTGATATTGACTGACCTGCCGAAAGCGTGGCTACGCTATGTGACTCGCGTCACCGATCCAAACATGTTTGACGCAGAATTCCGCGATGCCCTAAGCTGGCGCCTGGCTGCAGAAATCAACATGCAGATCACTGGCGATGCCAGTCTCGGTAATCGTGCCGAGCAGAAATACCAACTCACCATTTCATCTGCTTCAACGCTGAGCATGAACGAAACCCAGGAGCCGCCGGCACCGTGGTCTGAGGTTTCTGACGCGAGGGCATCATAATGACAACCAGCCTTATTCAACCGTCCTTTGCTGGTGGAGAAGTATCGCCAAGCCTTTACGGCCGCGTTGACCTGGAGAAATACCAGACGTCACTGCGCCGCTGCCGTAACTTCATCGTGCGGCAATATGGCGGTGTTGAGAACCGGCCGGGAACGCGCTATGTGGCGCCGGCAAAGTTTCCCGATCGCAAGTGTCGTCTGATCCCGTTCCAGTTCAACACGGAGCAGACCTATGTGCTCGAGGTCGGCGATCATTACTTCCGCGTGTTTATGGATGGCGCACAGGTTGTCTACTCATCCGGCGCCAGTGCTGGACAGCCTGTCAACGTTACTACGCCTTGGGCCGCTGCAGATATCGACCTGCTGAAATACACGCAGAGCGCAGACGTGATGACAGTTTGCCACCCGAACTACCCACCTATGGAAATCCAGCGCTATGCGCACGATGACTGGCGCACTGCCGAGGTGGCCACAGTCAGCGGTCCGTTTGCTAACGTGAACATTGACGAGTCGATCACTGTCTACGCCAGCGCGACAAGCGGAGCGGTAGACCTCACCGCCAGCGCATCGATTTTCAAAAGCTGGCATGTTGGGAAGCTGTTCTACATGGAGCAAAAGAACGTCGACACCGTTGGTCGCTGGGTTACCGGTGAGCAGGTTAGCGTTGGGAATATTTGCCGATACCAGGAGAACTATTATCGTTGCGTTGATGCCGGCGAGCGAGGGCATACTGGCCCGGTGGCGCCAACTCATACAACTGGTGATAGCTGGGATGGCTGGGCTGTAGCTGGTTCTGATGCCTATGGCGTCAAATGGCGTTACTTGCATTCCGGCCGAGGCATTTGCCGCATTATGGCGGTAAGCGGCGACGGGATGACTGCCACAGCAGAAGTGGTGATCCGCAAGGATGGCGAGATTGAGCTACCTGGCCAGGTGGTGGGCGCCGAGTCCGCAACATACAAGTGGGCGCATTATGCCTGGAATGGTGATGCCGGCTATCCTGGCACTGTCGTGTACTTCCAGCAGCGATTGATGTTTGCCGGATCACGCAGTCAGCCACAAACCGTGTGGACCAGCCGCAGCGGTGACTATAAGGACTTTGGCACATCAAACCCTACCGTTGATGATGATGCGATCACCTATACCTACGCCGGGCGCCAGCTCAACCAAATTCGACATCTGATCGACGTAGGATCACTCGTCGCGCTAACCAGCGGTGGCGAATACAAGGTGAACGGAAACCAGCAAGGGACGCTAACCCCGTCGGCATTCCAATTTTCAAGCCAGGGGCAGAATGGCGCCAGCCACGTGCAGCCTATTGCGATCAGCAACGTCGCGCTATTCATACAGCAAAAGGGCGGCGCGGTGCGCGACCTTGCCTACTCGTTTGACGTTGACGGGTTCCAGGGTTCTGACCTGACCATCCTCGCTAACCACTTCTTTACCGGATACCAGATTACCGACTGGGCGTTCTCCATTACACCTATGTCGATCGTTTGGTGTACGCGCAATGACGGCGCGCTGTTGGGATTAACCTACCTCCGCGATCAGCAGGTGGCAGCGTGGCATTTACACCCGGGTGCTGGCCGCTATGAATCAGTGTGCAGCATTGCCGAAGGAAACGAAGACGCGCTCTACTGCGTGGTTGAACGAACCATCAATGGCCAGCAGCGACGCTATATCGAGCGTATGCAGAGCCGCCTATACGATGTGATGGACGATGCCTTTTTCGTTGACTGCGGCCTGACGTATGACGGCAGGAACCGGGACGCCAGTAAAACCATGATTCTGACCGGAGGATCAGGCGACTGGCCATACGACGAAGAGATGACGCTGACGGTGGCCGGCGCCAGTTACTTTACGGCCGGCGATGTTGGCAGTGAAATCCACATGCCGTATATCGAGGATGATGTGAGCAAGGTGCTGAAGTTACTGATCCGTGCGGTGGCCAGTGGCAACCAGGCAACCGTTACCAGCAACCGCAATGTTCCTCCGAAGTTCCGCGGGGTGCCAGTCAGCAACTGGAGCATGGCGCGCTCGACATTCTTAGGACTTGACCACCTAGAAGGCCAGACCGTGAGCATTTTGTCAGATGCCAACGTTGAGCCGCAGAAGGTAGTCAATGCTGGCGCTATCACCCTGGAGAAAGCCGGTGCCGTAGTGCATGCAGGCCTGCCGATCGCCGCAGTCATTGAAACGCTGGACGTTAACCTGAACGGCAACGAAACACTGCTGGATAAAAAGAAACTCTTCACGGCCGCATCGTTACTGGTGAATGAGTCGCGCGGTGTGTTTGCTGGTACGCCCGGTGGCGAGATGTACGAATACGCGCAGCGCAACGATGAATTTTATGATGACCCAGTCGAACCGAAGACGGGAACCATTGAATTACAATTGGATGCCAACTGGAGCAAGAACGGCCGGCTGATTGTGGAACAGAACGACCCGCTGCCGATGACCATTCTCGCAGTTATCCCGCGCGTAACCGTAGGAGGCATTTAGTGCGCAAGGTTGAAGTTGTCGAAGCCACTCTTGAACACGTTGCGGCGCTCCTGCCGCACGTTCGCCAGGCTGACGCCGATGAGTTCAATGCGATGAGTGGCAAGACGCCGGCTCAGGTTCTTGAGCTGGCTCTGCGCACTTCTGCATTTGCTTTCGCAGGGCTGATCAATGGCGAGGTGGTGACCATCTTCGGCGTGGCTCCGCGGTCAATGATAACCGGATCAGGGGTTCCGTGGCTGGTGGGTTCTGACCTGCTTGAACGATACCAGGCCACTTTCCTCCGCCGGTGCCGCCCAGTTCTGCGTCTTTTCCTGCAGCACTATCCAGAGTTGGAAAACTACGTCGACGCACGCAACTCCGCGGCTAAATGCTGGCTGCACTGGTTGGGTTTCACCATCCATGAAGCGCAGCCTATTGGCCGTGCCGGGCTTCCTTTCCACAGATTTGAAATGAGACGAGGTGATCATGTGTGAGCCAACAACAATTCTTGCAGGCTCTGCGCTGGCTCTCGGTGCAGTTAGCGCTTATGGCCAATACCAAGCAGGGCAGCAACAGGCGAGGATAGCCAACGCCAACGCAGATGCACAAGAGATCGCCGCGCGCGACTCGATTAATGCGGGCAATGATGCAGCTTATCAGCAGCGCCAGCAGACTCGACAGTTACAGGGTCAGCAGACAGCAGCATTCGGCGCCGGCGGAACCGACATGACCAGCGGAAGCGCGCTGAATATCTTCGGTGATACGGCGGCCGGCGGCCAGCTTGATGCTCTAACCACCGTCAATAACGCAGAGCGCCAGGCGGCTGGCCTTAACTTCCAGGCTGGTGTTAGTCGCGCCCAGGGGCAGATCGACCGCAACGCGGCAAACCTTGGAGCAGCAACGACAATCCTGAATTCATCACTTACCGCATATGGCGCTTATAAATCATCTGGCGCGCTGGATAAGCCAGCTACCAAGGCCGGTAGTGGTTCCAGCAACAATATGTTTAGCAATGCCCGCAGCAGTCGCTACGGATCTAACGCATTCACGTTTTAAGGGGGAATGATGCCTACGGTACCGGTATATCAGCGCCAATCGCAATCACAAGCAGCGCCGGTTAATACGCAGGATTTGCGTATCCCCAAAGACAACGCTTTCACTGCGCTGGCAAACGTTGGTTCTAATGCGTTGGGAGTTTATCAGCAGCAGCGGGAACGCGAAGATCTGGCGTTCGCTCAAAACGCCCTGATGCAGTTCAACCAGCAAGCTGATGACCTGATGAATAACCCTCAGACTGGATTGCTGACAAAACAGGGCGCCAACGCCATTGGCCAGAGCGAGAAGGTAGCAAGCCAGTTAAGCCAAATGGCTAGCACCGCTTTTGACTCCATTCCAGATGGCCCAGTGAAAGAGCGTTTCCGTAATCAATTTTCCGCTGCCGGCCAGCCTATTGCCAATCGTGCGCGCCAGTACGAGATCGGCCAGCGTCAGCAGTTTGAGGCTGGCCAACAGCAGGGGCTGTTGGCGAACCTGCAGCAGCAGGCTGAAAACAGCTTCGACAGCAACGAAGGATTCGTAAATGCCAACCTGCTGGCCAGAGAGCAGATCATGGCATACGGCCAGGCTCATGGACAAAGCCCGGAAGAGATTGAAGCAAATTGGGTAAGCTTCCGGGAAAACTCTGCGAAGGCCGCCTTGAATGCTCAGCTTACTGCTGGTCGCTATGATCAGTTCTTGGCGAGAAATGGCGAGCCGTCAGATGTGGGCGGCGTGTCTCGATTCACTGCGCATGGAAATTCATCTGCTGCTCGAGGTCTGAGAAATAATAACCCTGGCAACATTGAGGCCAGTGATAAAAACCCATGGGAAGGACAGACAGGCAGCGATGGTCGCTTTGCCAAGTTTGAGACCCCGGAGCATGGGATCAGAGCGCTGAGCAAGAACCTGCTCGCATATCAGGCTAAAGGGTTCGATACCGTAGCAGAGATCGTTAACCGTTGGGCGCCTGCATCTGATGGAAACAACACTGATGCCTACATCAAGGCGCTGTGCGGCGCGTTGGGTGTTGGCGCCAATGATCAGGTAGATATGAGCAACCCACGAACCCTTGCAGCGTTGTGCGCAGGCATCGTGAAGCATGAGAATGGCAGCCAACCATACACCGATGAGCAGATCGGCGCCGGGGTCAGTGCCGCGCTTGGACTTTCTGCGTTGGAATCCTCAAAGCGTAGAACCGGCAATGCCGCTTTTGATGCCGCAAGCCCTGCAACTCAAGGCGCCTATTTGCGACAGGCGCAGGCCATGCAAAATGAGCAGCGAGCATTATACGCACAACAGCTTGGCACATCTCTGAAAGATGCTTATTCAGCTCTTGATGAAGGACTTCAGCCGGCGCAGTTGCCAACGCAAGCAGATCTGATAAATGCCTATGGCCCAGTAAAGGGCATGCGGCAATGGCAAGACCTTCAAGATCAGCAAAGTTATGGTGGCGTTATTGGAGCAGCCAAAAGCATGTCGCCGGCAGCGCGGCAGGACTTGCTTGAGCGCTTGCGGCCAACAGATCCGAATGCATCGAATTTTGCAGCCAATCAGCAGCGCTGGGACAAGATGCAGGCGAAGTTTAAGCAGCTCGATGCGGAATGGGAAAAGAACCAGGGTAGCGCGCGGTTCTCTTCATCCTTGCAAAATAATTTCCCCCTAGACCCGAACGACAAAAACAATCAGGCAGCAGCTGATCACTACTTTGATCAAAAGGTTGCGCCAGGTTTCAATATCAACAACGCCGACAGCTTGAACCAGGTTGCAGAGATAACAACTAAATCCGGCATGCTGCCGACGCAGATTAAGACGATGCTTACCGCTGGGGCAACATCGCGCGATCCTGCTGTCGTTGTTCCTATGGCCAAGATGTACGGACAGATTTTTGACAACAATCCGGCGGCGGCCACAGGCGTTGATAAAGGTGCGATGGCGTTTTACTCGAAAGTTTATGCCTATGACCGCGCCGGCGTGCCTGCAGAGAAAGCGGTCGATATGGCCTACAACCAGGTTTATCAGCAGGATGACCGACTGAAGCAAATGATAAGCCAGCAGGTGCGAGACAAGGATTACATCAAGGACAGAGCCAAGGCAGCACAGGACAATATCAATAGCCTGTCGCCGTCATGGACAAGCTTCGGCGCGCCAAGTATTACTGCTGCTGGTCAGGCAAATCAGCTTTACCAGCGCGATTATCAGACCATCTACGATGCTAACTTTGCTCAGACTGGCGGCGATGCAGAACAGGCGAAGGCCATGACCAATGCGATGATTAAAAGGGTTTGGGCTGTCTCAACTATCAACGGCAAAGAAGAGGTGATGAAGTACGCACCCGAAGCTGTTTATGGTGTGACTAACGGTTCAGGTAACTGGATCAAAGGCCAGTGGGAGGAAGAGAAAAAAGCTTTGAAAAGTTCCGCGTTTGGCGGCACGCGAGATGATACCGATTTGGTTTTGGTTCCCGATGCTGTTACGCCGCGCGATCAGAGTTACAGCGTAATGGTGCGCCAGAAGAACGCAGAAGGCTATGACGATGTTCGCCCGTATTACGGCGAAAATGGTATGCCGTTGCGATTCAGGCCTGAGCAAAAAACCTCGCCTATGTACAAGCAAACTATGGATATCCAGCAACAGAGGGTTGATGCGGCGCGCGCTGCTCGGCAGGAAGAAAAACAGCCAGCATTCACAAACCAGCAAGGATATACACCGCCTGATTTTACTAAACCATTTGGCGCCGGCATTGCCAATCAACTGCCGAGCAACATCACCGCAGGAGGTCAGTAATGCCAACGTATGAGATGAAGCCAGATGATCTGCTGTCTGCTGATGTACAGAGCATACCTCAGCCTGATGATAGTTCTGCATATATGGAAACGCCGTCATTGCTTTCGGCGATCAACCCATTCACCGATAACCAGCAGGTTCAGCGCGGTCGTGACGCGGCTTTCCGGATTGATAACTCCCTGGGAAGTTTCATTGCCACTGCGCCATTCAGCCAGTTTGACAAGGTTGATGGGTATAACCCTTTCGACAATGATGCAGCTGATCTTAAAGGATATGAGGATTACGCAGACTCATTCATTGATTCCGGCTCTCCTGATGAGACGCGCGCTATAAAGCAGCGCATCGATCAGCAGATGCAGGACAGGCAATATCTTTCAGAAACAGGCGGTGCTGGGACAATATCAAGCTTGGCGATGGGGCTTATCGATCCTATCAACCTGGCGTCGATGTTTGTCCCTGCCGGCGCCGTAGTGCGCGGCGGTGAGGTTGCGGCTACTGCAGGTAGGTTTGCCCTTGCCAATGCAGTCGGCGGTATCGCCTCCGAGGCTGCGCTTAGCTCCACCCAGGAAACTCGGACATTGGATGAGAGCGTGGCTAACGTTGCCGTTGACGCAATGGTTGGCGGAATACTCGGGGCTGGGGCGCAGTTGCTTGCCGGTGCCGGTCAGCGTACCGCGGTATCTCAAGCGGTTTCCAGTAACCTACGTGGTAATGATTCGCCGCAGAGCATCGGCGCGGCACAGGTTTTCAACACAACGCTGGATCAGGAACAGCTTGCAGGTGTTGGGTTAATCAACAAAACGTTGAGCGTTAATCCTGGCGGCCGCTTGGCTCAATCGCCATCCCGCGCGTCGCGCGCCATTGGTCAGCAACTTGCAGAGAACAACTATTTCTTTGCCAAAAACGATGAGGGGATTGCCACGTTTACAGCGGCAGAAACCAAGATCAAGCAATATGATGCCATGCTGTACAAGCAAATGGAGTCAACCAAGGACGCTTATCAGGCGTACAGCAAAAATATCCGCGCCACCGGCGGTAAGCGAATGAACTTTGTTGATTTCAACGAGGCCGTTGGCATGGCGATGCGCCGCGGCGATCAGAGTGACATTCCTGAAGTGGCACAGGCTGCTGCTCAGATTCGGCCAATGTTCGAAGCAACAAAGGTCCGCATGCAGGAGCTTGGTATTCTTCCCGAGGATGTAGACGTCTCAACGGCGCAAAGCTACCTGCCTCGCATTTATAAGTTCGACAAAATTCTCTCTGATCGCACTGAGTTCCGGGGGCGCATTGCTAACTGGATTCAGGGCATCAGTGCAAAAGGTGCAGATGCGGCCGGCGCGCGCATTGAGAAGATAGATTCTGGCCTGGCTGCAGCAGCAGAGGCTGAGCCGCGCGCAAAAGCACTGGCTGACGAAATTGCCGCAGCAGAGTCATGGTCTGGCCGTAAAACTGAACTCATGGACGAGGTTGGCAACAGGACGAAACTGATCGGCCAGGAGCAGGACTTAACGGCTAGGCTGGAGAAGCAACAGGCGCAACTGGCGACAACCAAAAATCAGAAGCTGATCACCCGGCTTAACAAAGAGGTTTCTGACTTGCGCACCAAGCTGGATGACGTTGCCAGGGCAAAGGAGGAACTTCCAACCCTGCAGCGCCATCTCGAACTGCTGGATAACCCACGTAAGCACCGTGCGGAGCTGCGCAAGCTGCAAAAGAAGGTCAACTCCACGACCAGACTTAATGCAAGTCGTGAGCGCGCGCTAAAAGCGATGGAGCCACTTTCCCGGGAGGAAGCCGAGGATGCCGCAGATGAGATCGTCAACAAGATTATTGGCGCTCCTTCTGGCCTGGTTCCAGCTCAGCTGCTGCCTGAAAAAATAATCGGCCGTGCGGGATTCACGAAGAGCCGCACCCTGCTTATCCCAGACGAACGGATTGAAGACTTTTTGGAGTCTGACATCAACCACGTGATGGAAAGCTATCTGCGCCAAGTAGGCCCCGAAATCGAACTAACCGCGCAATTCGGTAGTAAAGACATGGGCGAGCAGATCCGACAGGTATCGGAGGAATACACCCAACTAATCAAAGATGCCAAGACGCCGAAGGAACGTGCGAAGCTGGAGAAGCAACGCGAAGCTGACATTCGCGACATTGAGGCAATGCGAGACAGGTTGATCGGTACGTATGGGGCGCCAAAGGACCCGCGAAGCTTCTTTGTCCGTGCAGGCCGCGTCGCGCGAAACGTCAACTTTCTGCGCCTGCTTGGCGGAATGACAATATCGGCCGCCACCGATTTGATGCGTCCTGTCATGCAACACGGGTTAAGCAAATCACTTCGGCCAATGGGCACCATGCTCAGAAATATGGCCGCGGTGAAATTGGCAACCAAAGACCTGCGTGAAATGGCTGTCGGCCTGGATTATGTGTTGTCTACCAGAACGAAGGCCATTGCTGATCTCACTGACCCATACAGCCGGCGCTCTGCTTTTGAGCGTGGACTTAACTGGGGTACACAGAAGTTTGGTAACTGGACGCTGATGAACCAGTGGAACAGCGCACTGAAGTCATGGTCAGGCCTTATCGTTCAATCCCGCATCCTGGACAATGCACAACTGCTGGCAGCAGGGAAAGAAGTGCCTAAGAAGGAGGTTAGAAAGCTGGCGCAAATCGGTATCGACCAGAGCATGTTGCGACGTATTGGAGAGCAATTCGCGAAGCATGGTGAAGATATGGACGGTCTTCTGACTGGACACAGCCACCTGTGGGACGATCGCGCAGTGCGTGAGGCTTTCCAATCTGCTGTATTGAAAGACGTTGATTCTACCGTCGTCACGCCGGGCGTTGGCGATACGCCGTTGATGATGAGCAACGAAGTAGGCAAGATGATCCTGCAGTTCAAGACCTTCATTTTCGCGCAGCATAACCGGGTGATCGCCTCTGGCATCCAGCAGGGCGATGCATCGTTCTATCTCGGTGCCATGGGGACTATCGCGCTCGGAGCAATGGTCTACGTCATGAAGCAAAAGCTCAGTGGGCGTGATATCGACTACAGCCCTAACAACCTGGTGAAAGAGGGCATTGACCGCGCTGGAATGATCGGCTGGCTGTCAGAACCACTGAACGCTGTGGAGAACATCAGCGGTGGCCGGTTCGGCCTTGGCGCCATGTTTGGCGCGCCGCCGGTATCCCGCTTCCAGAGTCGTAACGCAATCGGTGCTCTGCTGGGTCCAACGTTCGACATGGCCGGTGATGGGGCAGTGATTGCCAATGGAGTGCTTAACGGAGAATTTGACGACAAGCAGACACATGCGGTCAGGAAGTTGCTTCCATATCAGAATCTGTTTTACATATCCCCGCTTTTGAACCGGGTAGAAGAACAACTTAAGTAATCATTTTCTAGCCGGCCAGCACCGGCTAGAAAAACAATATAATCATTTCAACCTATTGTTTATAAACTGCAAATGCGTTTTTATTTCTTCGCTAACAATTTCGTTTTGTGTGACATAGTTCACTAAAGCATTAAGTTCCAACATGGCACCGCCAATCTCTGATCCGTCATTGTCTAGCTCTTTCAGTAGCTCCTCGAGAAGCGAGTTGTGTGACAATCCCGCAATGCCCTTCCTGGTGTTCATTGCTTTCTCGAGAGCCTTTGTCGCTGGATAAGTGTACTTTTTCATTAGCTAATCCTTATGGCATCAATACTGTATAAATAACCATAATAAATTGTGGTTAGTTTAGCAATGTGCGAAATATAAATTACCTAAAAGGTAATAAAAGCAATTATATCTCATTATTGAATTCATGTATGGATCGACACCCGTTAGAATGCTCTTAATGTGAGCAAATGAGATTAAAAAGATGACCGTATCAACAGAGGTAAGCCGAGAAGAGTACACCGGTAACGGGGTGACGACAGACTTTGACTATCGCTTCCGTGTGTTTTCTGCGGATGAGCTTGTTGTTACTGTCGCTGACACAACAGAAAACATCCGCACACTGGTGCTGAACACTGACTACACGGTGACTGGCGCCGGCAGCCGCAACGGCGGGAAGGTTAAGCTTGTAAGTGCTCTTGCGGCGGGCTGGAGAATTGTTATCGAGCGAGAATTGCCTGTAACACAGGAATCAGATGTTCGTAACCAAGGAAACTTTTTCCCGGAAGTGCATGAGGATGCCTGGGACAAGCTAACCATGCTTATCCAGCAAACTTGGTCATTTGCGTCACTTGCTTTGCGCAAGCCTAACTGGCTAGCAAAATATTACGATGCAAAGGGTAATAGGATCTCCAACCTTGGCGATCCTATCAATGGTCAGGATGCAGTAACAAAAAGCTGGGTACAACAACAAAACAGCAATTTGTTCTCCCGCGTCTTGCGTGTTCCTGACACGCCAATTTCATCATTGCCGTATGCAGTAGGTCGCCGCAATCAACTCGTCGGATTCAACGCCCAAGGCGATGCTGTTACGGTGCCAGTCGTATCAGACTCCGCCGCCGAGGTTTTTTTAAAACTGCAGGATTACGATGGGTACAAGTACATAGGAAGAGTTCCGAATTATGAGGCACTTCGAGGTATTGAGCCAGGGAACGATCTACAAAAAATTGAAGTCATTAACCGAGTGTCCGGCAACCGCTGGGGCGGTGGTGTTTTTAATGCTGACATGAGCGATAACACAACGCCAGATGATGGCGGTGTTGTCATTGTCACCGCTGGCGGCAGGCGTTGGAAGCGGCAATTTGAAGGCGATGTGATTCATCTCGTTTGGTTCAAAACCTCGTCGAACACCTGGGATGACGCGTGGACGAATGCGATTGCATACGCATCAAACACGGCCAGTGATACCGTGCGTAAAATCGTTCTGCCGGCTGGCAATGTTGGGCCAATGACGCGGCCAGTTATTTTCACCCCAACGCTGGGTTGGTACATCGAGGGAATTGGCGGTAATGGCCAGAAGGGAACCACGCTGTTATTCAACATCCCTCAATCGGCTGGTTATGCAGACTATGGTGCACTGCATCACTTCCCACCAAATTTTGTTGAGCAATTTTCACTGAAAAACGTGAATATTTCAGGTGCCGCTACCACTATCGCGCAACCAGGCGATGAGGCTGGATGGGCATTTACTCATGCCGTTGTTTGCCGGGCGGGTAACTCGACGTGGTTTGATGTCAGCATGCTGAATTTTCGCGGTTCGCTGATGTTAGATAACTCGTTAGATTGCTCATTTTATCGCGTCAGCACCTACGCAATGGGGCGGATGAAGCCGGGTTATTCGTATGATGACCCTGCAGCCGTTGGCAACCGTGAGGCATGCGAAACAGCTCCTATAACTTTCTACAGCACGCGCACCGGCGATGCGTGCAATAACTTGCGGTTCTATGATGGTTCATGCGAATTGCAGAACGTAACGCCGTTTGTCTGGGCTAAATCAGGTATCGATCTGCACATTGTCAGGATGCACGCAGAGCGCCCAGGGCGTTCAAACATGGCGCCGTTCTTACCGATGGGGGCATTTGCGCGTGTTGACGATGCTGAACTATTTATAGATGGTTGCGGAATCCAGCCTAACTTTATTAATGTTATTGAATATGGAAACTCTTCACAGATTGTTCTTTCCAATATGCAGCGTTTCAGTGGCGGGATAATTAGAAATCCAATCGTTCCTTCTCGGTCTGGAACATTGCGCATTCGTGCAACAAACATTATCACCGGCAATGTGACACTGCCTGTTTCTCAAACACATGATGTTCAATTTGCAAACTGTATCATGGGTAATGTTTCCTCTAATTCTAACTCTGGGATACGCAGCTTTATTGGGTGCAAAATGACTAGCATGACCATTTCAGGAATCGCATCGCCGCTTGGTTCTGACTATGGCACGCAAGTAATTGGCGGCTCAATATCAGGCAATTTCTCAGGTGATTCTACGGCTCAGCGGGTTACACTACAAGGAACGTATGTTGCTGGTAATGTTACATATTTAGGGAATAACAGTCGTATTGAGCCAGCATTTGTTGGCGGTTCTGAAAATTATTCAAACGCAGGTACAAACCATATTAGCTCCCCAAATGGCCCTCAAGTTTACTTTGTCAATGATGATATTTCTGAGGTGGTTGGAACTATTATCAAGGGGTCTTATATATATCGAAAGAACTCTGTATCTGGTGAGCCGATGGGTTGGGTTTGCACTAACACCGGAGCTAGCGGTGGATCTGGAACTTTTGCAAGACTTCCAAATCTACAATAATTTTGATGGCGCCATGAAAATGGCGCCTATGCTGGAAGCGGTATCAACGTATCAATAATTGCAACCGCAATTATGATAATTATCCCAATGGCATATAATGAATACCTCTTTCTTTTTGCTTTCATTCTAAGTGTTTTAGAAACCATGATTTATCCCTATTGGTTGAAGCAATTATATATTTTACCACTTTGGTAATCATTATCCCAACACCAAAAAGGTAATTTTTTCATTCATAACGGATAGTTCCTATTCATATATGGTTTAATTGTGTTGACTGGTATATCAGGCAGGTGGGCAATGAGAATGGATCAGCAAACCAACAACATATTCACTCAGTTTTTCGCTTGGCTTGCAGCTATAGCTTCCGCGGCTGGTGTGACTACGCAGGACTTAATCTACATCGCCTTTGGTGCGATTGGCGTTCTCGTATCTGTACTTTCATTTATTCTGAGCCGCATAGATGCCCGCGCGAAACGCAAGCAGGAAGAGCGCCGCACTGCGCTCTACGAGGATTATTTAGGTAAACGAAGCAGTAGGGCTGGCGCTTCAGTTGATGATGCTGATCGGTATACGCCATTACCAGGCGGGGAGAGTGAAGCATGAGCGTATCTAAAAAGACAGGTGCCGCCGGCGCCGTATGTTCTGTTGCTGTGATTATTGGTCTGGTGCTGTCTAGCGGAGAGGTAAAAACTAGCCGCGCCGGCTTGGAGCTAATAGGTAATGCCGAGGGGTGCCGACGCGACCCGTACAAATGCCCCGCTGATGTGTGGACGGATGGGATCGGCAACACACACGGCGTTAAACAAGGCGTGCGCAAGACCGAAGAGCAGATCGCTACGGATTGGCAAAAGAACATCCTGGCCGCTGAACGATGTGTTACCAACTATGCCGCCGGTGACAAGCTAAGCCAGGGAGCATTCGATGCGGCGGTTAGCATCACGTTTAATGCCGGCTGCGCGACGATGCAGAAATCGACGATGTTCCGGCTGTTCCGCCAGGGGGAAACTGTTGCCGCCTGCGAGCAGTTCCCGCGATGGGTGTACGCCAGCGGCGTAAAGCTCAACGGTCTGGTGATCCGCCGTGACAAGGAGCGCGCGCTATGTCTGGCAAAATAACGTCTGCGGTGGTGATCCTGCTGGCGCTGGCGGCCGTTGTCGGCGCTGGTGCCTGGCTGTCCTCGCGGCACTACCAACCAACGATTGACCGTCTCAACGAGGCGCTGACGCAGTGCAAAGACAGCAACAAGCATCAGGCGGTGGTGATCGCCAGCCAGAACGCCGGCATTGCGGAGCTGCAGCGTAAACGGGATGAGCTGGAAGCCAAGGCAAAGGCGGTGCAAGCAAAAGCCCGCAGTGAGGCGCAGGGCGACTATGAGAGGGCAAACGAGGTTATGGCAGAGCGAACCACTGGCGATGTGTGCTCGGCGGCGTCTGCTGCGTTTGACGCAGAGCTGCGCCGGGAGCGTGCCCGATGAAAAAGCTGATCGTGGTTTCTATCCTGGCATTGGCCGGTTGCTCGGTGGCGTCGTCGGTGCCGTCATATGTCGAGGTGAAAGTTCCGGTGGCCGTGCCATGCAAAACGGCAGACGTTGCGCGCCCGGCGTTCGCTGTTGACCAGTTGCCTATCGGTGCTACTATCGACGCCCAGATGCGAGCGCTGCGTGCTGAGCGTCACCAGAGGATCGGCTACGAAAGAGAGCTGATAGCTGCCAATGAGGCGTGCAAAAACTGAGCTGGTTTTTCTGGTGACGGTATTAAAGTCGGTATGGAGATTCCAATACCATCATTTCAATCAATAAAATCAAACACTTATTTTGGTTGTAAATAATTGAGTGGGAGTAATCCCGCGTCCGGCGTAGGCTGGCGTCAGTGAACCGCACATGAGAACCAAACCCGCTTAACGGCGGGTTTTTTTATGCCCGATGTTTGGCGCCCTGTGCCGTAGACGGCCTCCGATCCGAAAGGAGGGCTGGGTTGAGAGAGGGGCGAACGGAGAGGACAGCCCGCGCGGAGTTGCCTGCGCTTTGCTTACGGCTCATTTCCTGAGACGCGGCGTTTTCCATCTCGGCTTTACGCCTATCCGCAGAACGGTATCCTGCAACCACGCGCACTTCGCCGGTGCGATGATGTCGTCGGATAACGGGGCTTTATTCACCGTATCCGCCGGGCCGCGGCATTAAAATGAATTGCCGTATTGAGGCGCGTCGACTCATCGGCATCGGGCGATGGCGTAGCTAATTAATCCTCTGCGAAAATTAAAGGACTCCGTGCGCCCTTTTATGGGATTTTTCTGAAAGACTTGGTCTGACGAATAAATATATCAGAAGGATGCGGTGAATTAGTCTATTTCTTATTTTATAAATCTTTCTTTCTGTTTTTATTGGGGAAATCAGCGGTTTCATTGTTTTTAATAACCCTTCTCAAGGACGAGATCTACGTTTTATCGGCATTCATTGCTTGGAATTGAAATTCTAATTATATGATTTTTCTTATCTTTTAATTATTGTCGTAACATAAAGTGCGAACTGTGTAATTATCTGGCATTTGATATTTTCTAAGCTATCTACATAGGCTACTCTAAATGTAAGGGTATTAAAATGCACCGCCGAGAGGGAGGCAAACGATTTATCAACGGATGCCAGGATATGCTTTCTTTTGACTGCTTAGTTGCACAACGTCAGGATGGATATTGGTCAAGATGAAAGAGACAGGAAAAGCCTTCACCAGGGAAAAGCTTTATAAGAATTATACCAATAACGTCACAAGGAGGATGTCTACCCAAAAAGAAGTATCTCTTTGTCAATCAACTATAAAAGGTTCATCGTTTTTCACATTCTAATCCTAATTGCATGATTGCGGCAGCGCTTTGTTTTTCATTTTAATGGATAAAAGCCCAATGAGCAGGTTGTCTGAGGGTGGGTTTTGTTAGGGCATGGATGTCATTATGAGTTACCAGCATAGTATTGTGGTCGAGCTAGTTAATTTGATCGAGATGAATATACAGCATGATCTCTCGATAGAAAAGTTATCGGATTTGTCTGGTTATTCGAAATGGCACTTGCAAAGAATGTTTCAGCGTTATACGGGAATGAAAATAGCGACGTATATCAGAAATAGGCGTCTGAGCAAGTCTGCCGTCATGCTCAAACAGTCTGATTTAAAAGTATTGGAAGTGGCTACTGCTATCGGCTTTAGCTCCCAGCAGGCTTTTAGCCGCGCCTTTCAACGCTTTTTCGGTGAAAGCCCAAAGGACTTTAGAACGAGCCAGGAATGGGACTTTTCCAAACATCTCCCTCCCTTTTTAATACAAAATCCGTCAGCATATCATTTTATCGAAATGCCCAAGAACATATACCTGCTTAAGGGATATAAGTTTTTTCTCTATCATTCGATGAATGCTTCCAGCTCTGGAGGAGAGGAACGACAGAAATACGGCAGCCGCACAGGGAAAAATACCGATACGTCAATGCGCACGGTAAAGTTGGCCTCATCCGGTTGGGAAGTAACGCTCAGCAAAGGGTACTACGAGACACGCAATCTGACGTTGATAAGAGGGCAGTATTTGTTGTTCGAGTTTAACGGCAGGTTGAACGAATACCTGGTTTTTTTTGACAGCATCTATGACGCCTATCTTCCTTTACTTGGCGTGCGAATAAGAAACGGCTTTTTAATTGAGTTGCATAAAGAAAAGAATTTTCAATACGCGGAAATTAACGTCAAGGTGTTGATTTATATTGGCAAGTCTTGACGCTATTCGGGCAGTAAAACAGAGGGATTATCCCAAGGAAAAGGAGGTGCTTATCAGGGTGATCAATTAGCGCTCGGGCTGTTGCCGTTTTTATCTCTATCTATTTTAATTTTAAAAGGAAGTCAGTTATGACTAGTTCTAGTTTGAACACGTTCCCTGTGGGCTATGAGTATGTCAATTTTGTTAATTGGTCAAAAGAAATCTCCGGCAATCATATTCTGACCTGCTATCCACAAAATACGGATGAGCTCTTGGCCGTAATTAACTGGGCGCATGAGAATAAATATTGCGTGCGTCCGGTTGGCATCAAGCACAACTGGTCCCCGCTCGTT